CTTTTCAGCCTGACTCATTGCAGAATAATTCTTCTTGTACCCCTTTTCCATCGCGTAAGCTATCAATGTAGAATCTTGCATAATGATACCAAGCGTTTTTAAAGCTTCACTCTCACCAGTATATACCCCTGCTAGTGCCTCTTGAGACTGTTTAACACTAATGTTCTTAAAACTAGACAAATCACCAGACAAACCAGCCAAACCAACAGACATCTTAGCCGCCTCTTCTGTCGTTTGACCCATAGCTGTACCCATATCACCATATAAACTAGCTGTCTCTAAGGCTGAATTTTGAGATAAACCAAAAGAATCGAGTGCTGTCTTACCCCACTCCTTTACTGTGTTTGCCTGATCCTTAAACGCTACATCTACCTTATTCATATTTTCTGCAAGGTCACTCGCCATCTTAAAAGATGCGGTACCTGCCATTAATATCGGTGTAGTGACGCTTGCTGTAGCGTTTCCACCTATACCCTGTATAGATGCCCCGAAGTTTTTTACACTGGTAGAAAACGCCTTCATGCGTTTTTCAGCGTTATTAAACGCATTAACAAATGGTTTACTATCCGCTGTTATTTTTGCGGATAATGTATAATCGCTCATTCAACCACCCCCTTCTTCTTTATTTTTACAAAAAAGGCGAAGCCTACCAAAATCAGTAAGTCTTCGCCTATTACCAATTACCCCTTCTTTGTTGGTCGTTTTTGACCAGATGAAAGATAAGCAAGATCTACCCAAGACATATTTGACTTAATAGCCTCTTCAATCTCTTTACTCTCTTGTTCACTCACCAATCTCTTCACCTTACCCCTACCTTTGTTTTTCTTTTCCCATAACACCCTATACTTATCACCCTTTTGTCTGTTCGCATTGTAGATAGCAGTATGTACGGCGTTATAGATATGCATGTTATCACTAACCAGCTTGTCTTCCCATGCTTTAACAATAAACAATTTTTGATTGTCTGTTAGCTGGTCATAATCACTACGAGAATAACCGAAGTTTACTACAAAAAAGGCGAAGTCTAGATCATCACGATATGGTCTAGCCAAAGCATCATACTCATCATCTGATTCACTAGACTCACCTCCTAAATATGTAAAATCAATTAATTCTCTCGGAATAAAAAAGGACAATCACGCATTAAAGCCTCTAAAACTACTGCTGTAACAGGTAACTCACCATCCTGAACAACCCACTCATCTGCAAGCTCACCACCCTGTACAGAACCAATCTTAGCCCCTGAGTCATTAAACAAGGCAAATGCAATAAAATTATACAAAGCGGTTGAAGATAACACCCCATTACTCCTAGCTACCATCTCCAAGATACCTGAACCACCCATAGCGGCCTCTATTTGTCTATTTATCTTCTGGTTATACTTTAGTTCGTACTCTCTTCCACCTATTGTAATCATACTATACCCCTTTCAACTATGCTACTGTTATAGCAGTAACTCTTGCCTGTAACTCTGTTTTAATAGTACCAGCTGGTAATGCTGTTACTAATGTTTGAGCAGCCTCTTTTAAGATTGTTGTCTTACCAACCTCAGCTAAAACAACTGCCTCCATTGCATCATTGATTAATAAACTTAAAGGTACTTGACCCACTACATTTAAAGCCGATAAATTAACTAAAGCACCAGTACCCTTTAAGCTTAGCGAGTATGTTAATGCATCCTCATTACCTGCCTCTAGGTCATACGTGGTAATGTAAGCCAACCCACCATACAGTCCTTTTCTCTGTTTCTTGTCGTAAACATTCAAACAAACAGGTGCACTATCATCAAACGCCTTGTTCAATATAATAGAAGCCTCACTGGATGTTGCCTCAACACCACCTACATCGATGCTCCACTCTTTCATCCCAGTAATTGCAGACTTGTTACCCCCTACTGTATCCTTTGTGGAAACATCAATAGTATCGGCTGACCGACTTATTGTTAAAGACTGTTGACCTGCAACAGCAATCAACGACTCACCTGTTGAATCAAAAATGCAAAGTAAAATATCTTTACCAGCCTTTGCCCCTAACGCAACCGAATCGATATCACAATATAACTGACCCTCATAATCTGCCATTTAAAATCTCCTTCTTAATTTTATTATTTTACTCTATACCCATAACAAACTTTAAACTCATACCCAAATATTGCTTGCTTCTCACCGGTTTCACCCGATGATATTTTCTCAACACTTGAGGTACTTATTCTCTGTGACCCCAAACTTGCTTGACTCACCAATAAATAACCAACAGGTAACTCAATATCAACAGTCATAGCCTCTTGTAAGCCCTGTATCAAGTCATATACCCCCACACTACTACGGCTAGGCTCAGCAATTGCATGAATAAAGACCTCAAACACGTCAATAAACATCGTTTTCGTATCATCCGGTCGTAACCCAACAATCTCAGCATAATAAAAAGGTGCTTTCGTATGGTCTGGCACAGCATCATAGCACCGTTTACCTGTACCCAGTTCCACTCTATCTATTACTGCTTTCAAAAAATCAACCAAACTAAACTTCCTAAGTGCCAACTACTCACCCCTCTTCATCTTATCTACCAAATCCTGTCTATACTTCTCACGTTGTAGATCTATATTCTGCTTAAGGAAGTACTGACCCGGTACAAACTTACCCCCTGCAGTTCTATGTCCATATTCAACCGGTGCAGAATGTCTGGCAGTATAAACCAACTCAAAACCTTCACCCATACTCTTTTCGATGCCACAGGAAGCTAACAGCTCACCACTATCTCTAGGGGTTAAACTCTTTGCCCTAGTAAACATCTGCTTTACATTGTCCTCCGTTACCCGACTGAAAGACAGTTTGCCCATATCGTTGAGCTTACGAGATAACTTGTCAACCCCTTTCAACGTTAGCATACTTTAAACCCCTCTCAATACCAACAACACCCAACGACCAAGATCCATTGAATTAACAACCGTAAACCGAACACCACCATACCTAATTGCAATTAAACCGTTCAGCATATTTGAAAATGGTTTTACTACTAATTTACAAGTATTATTTGTAACCTCTCGACCGTAAATCGCTATGTCCTCTACAGTCCAATCTACCACCCTGCAACCATCAACCACCTCTACTGCCTCACCTACTACAGGATTGTTAAGAGCATCAACCTCACCCGTATGTAAGACCCTAATAAACTCAACTGTATTGTATTTCATATAAATTTAATAGTTTGTTTAACTGATGAGGGATTGTTCTTTTCAGCCAAATACGAACTTATTTCGTTAGCATACTCAGCCAGAACATCATCCTGAAAGCTGGTTGATAAAGAACTCACACTTTCCGAGGAAATACCCTCATAGTTTAACCTACGATACACCTTAACCACAGCTTCGACCACTATCGACTCAAAGGAAGAGGGCAGTACATCAACCCTCAACCTCAATTTTAACCTATCAGATACCCCCAGAATAGCCTCATCAATAAACGTACTGTCTAGTGACTCTTCTTTTGCAAGACGTACCATAACCCGTTCCTTGATAGCCATTTGCTACCCCCCTAACTGTTACTAGGATATTACGATTGCAGTAACTCTAGCCTGTAATACCGCTTTAATGTTTACAGCGGGTAATGCAGTAACCGCAGTTTGTGCTGCTGTTTTATCAGCAGTTAACTTACTGACCTCAGCCTCTTCAACCAACACAATCGCCGCCTTAATCTGTGTATCAACTGCTTCGGTAACAATATCTAACTCTACTAACCAATCTGTTCTCTCAGCAAACAACTTAGAACCCGAGTAAGCGATTGTCTCAATAGTCGCAGATGAACCCACAACCCCATGATTAACCCCAATATACCCGGTTTCATCAACCGTTAAACCAAATGCACCGGTAATCTCTGAACTACCCATAGGGATATATGCATAAATCAAATTTTCAACCGCTGTAGCAAACACCTTACCGACCGGCACAGCAGTGCTTTGTACTACTAACACATTAGAGAAACCCGATACAAAACTCATTCCGAATTCTGTTTGGGTAGTAATGTTAGCACTACCGATATAATCTGCAACATCTAACGGGTTAACAAACGCTACAGTACTAGCGGCATCATCATCAAACAACGTCTGCACCTGACCCCAAGCTTTGGCAAGCACTTTCTGAATACCTACCCCATACTCCGCTCCTGCACCAGTACCTAGATAGGTGAAGAACTCTGAACGAATACCTTTTTGAATCTCTTTCAACAACTCAGAATCTGAATTAGTCACTGCAACATCTAACCCACTCTGTTGTATAGCCTCAGCTGAAACAGCTTTACGCCACTTCTTTAAATCCATTACATGTGCTTGATCCAATACCTTAGTAACCTCTGATAAGGGGATCAACTCACCCTCCCCAACTGTACCACTATGTACATCATTAACCGATTTGTAAGTCTTTACAACCATACCACTAGCAAGAGGCAACTGCCGGGTTACACCCATCGCCTCCAACAACTTACCAATCTTAAAACCGAACTGGGTTGCAAAGTCTAAAGACTGTACCCCTGCTACATCACTCATCCCTACTAAATTATCAACTGGCATATTATACTCCTCTTA